TCCATAATTTAATTTTTAATTGGTTACAAATATACTATTTTTATTTATATAATTCCATCATCTTAGAGCTTAACTCATTGTGATAGTTTCTATATTCTTTGTCTACTTCTATAACTCCTTTTATCTTATTTATTGAATGTAATATAGTAGCGTGATCCAAGTCAAATATTTTACCTATTTCGTTTAACGATGTTTTGTTTACTTCTCGCCTTAGAAAATAAGTAGTAAATTGTTTAGCTCTTATTATTTGAGCTTGTCTGTTCTTTTCTTTTATCTTTTCTAGTGGCACATCAAAATAAGCAAATACTATCCTGCATATATTCTCGATGTGTTTATCTCTGTTTAAATACATTTGTTTATATTTTCTATAGACTTCCTCATCTATTGTTTTAAGGTAGCTCTTTACTCCTTTATCTGTTAAGTAGTGCGCGTGGTACATAAGTGAATAAGTTTATATCTGTGTCGATTAATATTAGTTTTCTGTTGAGGTGTTTTTCTAGCCATTTGCCCTGAGTCTTATACCAGTACACAGCTTCTCTTTTAGTCTTGTAGTACCTACTATACTCCTCTAGCTTTCCTTGTTTATTTCTAGTCTTGTAAATGTAAGGTTTATATCTATCCTCCTTTCTCATTCGCTTAGTATTAATTGCTTGTTTAGAATCGAATCTCTGTACTCAATGTAAAACTTTCCGCATTCTATTACTCGCTCTTTTATTAGTTGCTCCTTTTCTGTATCACGTTCAAATGAAATAGTAGTAACTCTTAGAAATGGGTCGAACTTATCAACTTTGTGTATCTTATAATTATCCCAGTCTTTTAATAAGTAGTCTGGAGTTGAAACCATACAGTAAGCGAGTTCTGCTTTAGGCTTATCGTAGAGCCACATATAAGAACGTAGTTGCCATTCGTAATCTTTGTTATTAATGTCATCTACAGCAGCAGGAAAAGTTTCTAAACTCCAAGATGTCTTAATATCTATTATCTTATCCTCTGCATTAATATCACACTCGCCTGTTATAAACTCGTTAGAGAGCCTTTCTGTGTTCTTTAGATACAAAGTACCATGCACTTCATTGTAAAGGTCGATAGAGGTATCTTCTAAGTCTATTCCTTTGGTTAGGTATTTAGAATCTATTGTAGACTTGTAACCAAACAAATCCTCTTTTACTAATTCTTTTATATAGGTCTTGCAACCTGCTGACAATGTTTCACTTTTAGCTCTAGGGTTTGTCATTATTTTACCTAGTGCGCTGCATCTTATTTTCATAGTTCTGTGTTTTTAGTGTAATAGTTTTCTAATTCAAACTTATGGCTTTTCTCCATTAGTTCTATTCGTTCATCTTGAGCATCTAGTATTCGCTTATAAGTATCTATAGTACTTTCTAATACTATTATTCTTTTGTCTGCTGTTTCCAGTTCACTTCTTAATATAGTTTCCATTACTTAGTTTTTAATTCGTTATACTTAGCTATCTGAATGTTTGTACAGATGTACTTATCTTTTAAGTCTTTGCCCTCAGTACCCTTTAGCTTCTCTGCTACTGCATCTTTAGCTGTGAAGGGTTTTTTACCTACTGGCTTAGTTTCTTGAGTTCCACAGGCATCTACATCCTTATCTGTGATAAGCCCTAAAATTGTGCTAAGGCTGTAACGTCTTAAATAGGTTATACCACTTCCCAAAGTTTGGAAGTCATTCATTCCTTTAAGAGTTACTTCAGGTATTGCAGAGCTGCTCTGTATTTGCTCTCCGCTTTCTACGTGAAAGACAGTAGTAACTAAACTACGTGCATCTAAGTTTTGGTAGAAGCCTAAGCCATGTTTTTTTAATAGTGGTTTAATTACTTTAAAAATAGAGTTGAGGTTTGAATAAGTGTAATTGAAACCTTTTGTTTCCTCGTGGATAGTTGGTACTTCATTCTGAAATTCCGATAATGATTTTAGTAAGTTTTTCATTTGATTTGGTTTTTATGTTTATTAATTTCTTTTTGTTCCTGAGCTTCTCGCTCTGTACTGTGGTGTGAAATATCTTTTACTGTATAAGTTCCGTTATTCCAGTAGTTGGTAGTACATACTTCGTATAAGTCTTTCTGTACTTTCTTAGCTTCGTAAAGCGAGTGAGTTAGTTTCTGTTTCATTTCTGTCTAGCTTTAAGATATTTATAATATAGCTCTGTATTGAAGTTATCCCAAAAGGATATTAATGCTGCTTTGTTTTTCATAGTTCTAGTTTTAAAGATTGTTAATATAAGTTTTAGCTTTGTTTTTCATGTGTTCAATATCTAGCCAGTCTAGTAGTTCGATAGTATCAAATGTAATACTGAACTCCTCGCCATATTCGTCAGTACCTTGTAGTATAGTTTCGTTAGTGTCTGTTGACATAAAAGTGTTAATGTCATTTAATCTTTTCTTTTCCATAGTGTTTAATTTAGTTAATAAGTTTTCAACAATATTAAATATAAGTTTTCGAATAAAAAAATTTTTAAGTACTTATTTTTAAAATTAAGCAAAAAAAGAAGGATAACAAATTAATGCTATCCCTCCCGAACCAAACTAAAACTAACTATGAAGCTGTAAATATAACCCTTTTATTTTAATTACTATTTTTTAATTTAATTTCTTTTGCTCTCTGTAGAATATAGCTGTCAACTTCTAGGTCTGCTTTGGTGTACATTCTTACCATTTCTTCAAAGCTATACATTATGTCGTGGGGGTCGTCAATAGGAAAGTAAGTACTATACTCTATTTCATTATCCGATAGTTCTATTCGTATCATTAAAAATAATGTGTTATGTGTGAAACTCTACCCATGTCTTTAGAATGTAGAAAGCCCTCGCAAGCAACCATATTACTATACCCACTTTCTGCGTGCCATAAATCTGCTGAGCTAGGAGAACGTAAATAAGTTACATTGCATCCTGTAAAATCTTTACCAGATTTGAATTGTGTCTTGTCTTGGTGGTGTACATGGTGCAGATAAGCATATCTAAACTTAGTGCTTGCCCACATCTGTGGCTGTTCGTTAGCCATTTGTAAAGGTAGGTTTAACATTTTGCCTTTGTGTCCATGTTCAAACTCTAGCATTGAATTATAGAACTGGTAGTACTTTCTATACTTTGGGCTTATGTCGAATGTAATATTTTTACTCTTTCTAAACCATGCAGATAATACAGAAGCTAAAAGACAACCACTCATTTCGTCATGGTTACTAGGGCAATGGATTATGTCTACATTTGCAACCTGCATACATAACTCTATACATTTAATATAACAATCCTTTGCAATATTAAAGGCTTTAAACCAATTAACATCCGTATCCTGTGGAGTAAATTTAGTAGTTGACCTAGAAAGATTATCTGTATTTAATACATCGTTACCTATTACAAATACAACCTTTTCAATATTAAAGCCACTAGCTTTTTGAATAAGTCCTTTAGTTCCTTCTATTGCTCTATCTACTGCTATCTTACTATTATAGTCTGCTCCTGTTAAGTGAGCTTCTGCATACTTGTTTATATGCAAGTCGGCTATATCAATTACTAGTAAATGCCCATCATTAGATTTAGTTCTTTTTATAGTTGGATAATTTGGAGAGTATTGTTCTAGCTCTTTTATTAAGTCCTCAGCAAATTTATTCTTTTCTTCTGTCTTAAAGTTTGGGTTCTTAAAGAACAGACTACTCTTATCTGTTTTAAGCCATCCATGTTTAACATCGTCTGGATTAATCCCTGCTGCTATACTTTCCTCTTTTATCCTTCTGTACTTTTGGATAAGGTCGAACTCGTCATCTTTTAGCCTTAGTCTTTTAGTGTTTCTATGCTGCATAATCTAGTTTTTAATTTGCGTAAATATACTAAATCTATCTTACATAATTTTTCCTGAGAATTACAAAAAACAAAGCAGCTAATAAGACAATCAAAATAATCATATACCTATTATCCTTTTCTATTACTTTGACCTTATCAACTGGGACTAATACCTCTCTAATTATTGTATCTCCTCTACATTCGACCTCGTGATAAATCTCTTGCCTTAGAGTGTCGTAAAAATACTTTAGATATACTTTGTCCGTATTAAAAACTACGGTGCTGTCGTGTCTTGTAAATGTGTTTAGCGTGTCTATTCTATAGTTGTTTATTACTACAGTATCAACTACCTTAATAGTATCTTTAATAACTAACCCATGTTTATAAGCGTAATTCTCTGCTCTCTTTACTTTTCTATTAAGTCTGTTTTGTGGAGAGCAGGATGTTAGAAATATAAGTATAAGTATTAAGCCTTTCACTTTCTTAATTTAGCTACAGCATCTACAACCGCCTGGCCTCCTATGTAAAGAACTGCGACATCTACCCACTCAGTAGAAGCTATCATTCCGAACCCTACAAAGAAACTAGCAACTATAAAAACGCTCAGCTTCTTACTAATAAAATACCCTAAAAATTTATCTATTTTTCCTTTCATGTATGCTTTTTTAAATTAAATTATATGTATATGTAACTTATAAGTTACTATTAATCTATTTGAAAATGTGCGCCATCCTTACCCCAAAGGTCTTGACCCCAACTTAAAATTACTCCATGCTTTGCCGCTACTTCTATTAAATGTTTTGCTATCGGTTCTAAGTACTTTAAATCCCAATTTGCCCGATTATCAAAGTAGCAGTATATATCTACTGCATTTCCAGTCATGTGATAGCTTTTAAGTGTCCATGTAATCCTGCTTTTGTCAGGTCTACCCTCTATGCCTACAATACCCTTTTCAATTAACTCATTTGTAGTTCTACCTCTAGCGTAAAGCTCTTCCTGCCTTCTGTAGGTTCTAAAGCCTCCATCTCTAGGAATGCCAAAGTCATAAGGGCTGTCTTTAATAGCTTCTTTTAAAATAGTAATTAATAAAGGGTTTATCCCTTCAATACGTTCTAAACTTCTTTTGCTAAATCTATACATTATTTGTTTATTAGAATGTCTAACTTTCCGTTAATTGTGGAGATGCCTATTTTAACCTCGTTTATTTCTTTATTAAAGATGTCGTTAGTTTCTTTAGTTTTCTCCTCGTTCTTTTCCATTCGTGAATGTATGCCTGAGAACTTCTTAAACATTACAGATTCATTCTTTTCTATGTCTTTCTTCATCTGTTTAATCTTATCGTCTTGCCTATTGTCGCTAATAACCATTTTCCAATAGAAGCCCAAAGCAGAGCCAACTCCCACAACTATGTAAATAACATCTTTTAAAATAAAAGTAGCCTCCATCCCCTCCATTCCTAAAATTGTTTTAATTTATTTTAACATATCTATCATATTGCGAACTTCAAATTCTGTTGGCGCGCCTAAAATTGCTGTCTCATCGCAAATACAATAATAAAAATCAACCGAATTATTAAGATTGTAACTTATTGAGTAAGCTATCCAATTTCGAGTAGTATCTGTATCATTTACAGGTATCCCATAATGATTATTCAGTAAATAATTAGAAGTATTAAAATCTTCTATTGTTAAAAATTTATATCCAGTAACTATCATATTAATAAATTGTATAATAAGTGTTTATATTGTCTTGAATAGCTATTCTATTTGTTATTGATTCGTCTGAATTAAACATTAGGTAAGTCTGAACATACATATTACATCTTGACTGGTTATTTGAACGGTCAAATAGACTAATGTTATTATAAATAGATGTGCCTATATCTACACCACTATTAGTTATTTCGCTACCATTCTCATAAAATTTCCAATCCGAAGTAGTTAATTCTGTTGATTTCATCATTAATAACGCTTGTGTATTCAAAGTTGAAAAAGGACTAAGCGCTGCGCCATTTTGATAAATTCTTGAACCATTTGCACCAAGACCAAAACCAGTTACATTAGTATTGTCAAAAGCACCAAAATAACCACTTGTTCCTACCTTGTCGTAAAGTGTAAATTGAGTATTAGGTAAAGAGCCAACTAAACTTGCAACCCTTAAGCTATCGTTAACCCCATCTCCTAAAATAGCAGGTTTACCGTTAACAGAGTCAATAACGCCATTTAAACAAATACGTGGTTGACTTGAAGCAGTAGCCATTACAGCATCTAAAGAGTTTCCACTTTGGTCGTAGAAGGTAGTTACAAAGCCATCTGTTCCACTACAGAATGTAGTTAAAGCTAACTCGTCTAAAGCATCTCCGTTAAAACCAATGTCTTGCTCAGTGTTATCACTAAGCCTCCTAACCCTTATAGAATTAGTTGCTGTGCTTGAAATTTTACGCAAATCATAAGCTATGTAAGGAGCGAAGTCATCTACTAAATAAGAAGCACCGCCTCCACCGCCTCCACTTACTACTAGACCGCTGTTATATCTGTAACCGTATCCATACATAAATACTTATTTTAAGATTACTACTACCGAACCGCTTGTTAAAGTTATTCCTGAAAAGTAAGCACCGCTTTGTGGTGTTATTAATACTCCTCCTTTTACTGCTGTTGCAGGTGCTGAAATATAAGTAGCTTTAACATCTGTCGCTGCTCCGTTAATTTTGATACTTGCTATTACTGTATCTTCTGCTACGTAGTAAGAGTCTGCATGGGTTGTATTCTCTACTGTATCGTTTACTACAATTACGCCATTGATAGCGATTAATTCTCCTGAGTTTGTCATTTTATTTATTTATTAATTTTGTGGTATTTGGCATTCATCGTATGCTAGTGGCTGTGTAAATTGGATAGACATTGTCCATCCTGTTAATGTGTCATCGAATCTCTCTGTAAAACTGCTTACACTTCCATTCTTTTGTAGGCTTACAAACTTCCAATTATCTGTATAGAGTTTATCAAAGTAAGCCAATACATCTAATAAGGTTAACAAGGTATCTGACTTTACTTCTGTTTCGATAGTACCTTCATTAGCTTTATCCATTACTAGGATGTTAAAGCTGTTAGTTATAAAGCCATCGCCTACACTTGCAGGGCTATCCTGGACAAATAATAAAGGGTAGTTAAAGTCCTTTAATAAAGAATCATGCTGTACTACTTCCCACAAATCTCCTACTCCAAACTCATTTATTTGTTTGTGAGCTGTTGCGAAGTCCTCGAATTGTTTTATTATTTGATTGTACGTTATCTTCATTTCTAAACTTTCTTAGCTTCTTATCAACTATACTAAATTTCTTTACTTTATTTTTTCCCATATTTTAATCGCAACAATCTCTTAAGTAGTCAAAGCCACCCCTAGACTTTCCATTACCTAAATATAAGCCACCAGTAAAAGCAGAGTTGCTAGGATAGATGTCATCTGCATCTGAGTTGCTAGTATATAATGGGAATAGTGTAGAGTTAGCACATAGGTAACTAATTATGTCCTCTGCAAACATCTCTGCTTTATCTCGCCACCTATTTAATAAATGGTTAAGGTCATCGAATGAAGTTACTTGGCTGTTCTCTGAGTTCTGCTGTACTACTCCTTTATTTCTGTACTTGTAAGCTAGTATCGGTGTCATCTCAAATACTAAGTACTTTAATAAGCATGGAGCTATATAAGTATTAACTAAGATTAAATCATTCCCTGCTAGAGTTCCTAAACCTGCTTTGCTTATAATGTCATCGAATAAATCAGTTCCTAGAATCGGTTTAATGTATTCACGTTGCGAAGTCCA